TTACTGGTACTTTTACTCTTTCTCCTGCTTCTCTTATATCGGGCTTTATAATATTTTCAAAATACCAAAATAATGCAGAGTCAATATCTTGCAAGCCAACTGTAACGCCTCTTACTTTATCACCTGTACGAGTTAGTTCTCTGCCTCTGTTGACTTTGTCAGTTCTGACTTGTCTATTTACTGGTACTAGTTTGCTCATTCTGCTGTCTCGTTAAGCATTATTTTCTTTTTTGTAAAGTATTTTTCTGTTGTTGTTATATTACTAAATGTTTCTGGCAATAAGTAGCCGTAGATTGTTACAGAAAAATTTGTCTTTATATTTCTTATTGCTGTCTCATACTCACTTGCGTCTTCAAAACTATCTATTGTCGCTCTAAACTTAAATTTACTTTCATCACCCCAGTAAGACCCTTCTGACCAGTTAATCTTTTCAACTATGCTATTCATCTGGTCTGTAAAATTTGTCCATATTATAAAGTCATAGCTTAAAGTTACATAGTCTGGTACTGCTACAGAATAATATTCATTTTTTGGTATAATTCCTTGTGTTGCAGAAAACTTATCGTACCTATTCTCTCTTGTATACTGTGCTTGATATGTCCTGTGTATTTTTGGATTTAAAGGGTCTAGCTTATCTACTGGCATATTAGTATCTTTGGCAAAGCTTGTTCTTCTAAATGCTATAACTGGTGTAAGCCTTTTATTTTTATGATCTCTTGTGTAACCTTCTTTTCTTATTGACTTCCATCTTTCTGCGTTTGCATATACTAATGGTACTTTTACAGTTTCACCTGCTTCTTCAATTTCTGGTTTTATAACGTGTTCAAAATAATAAAATAGTGCGGAATCTACTTCTAAAAGGCCAACTGAAATATTTCTAGTTTTGTCAGTGTCTCTTCTTACCTCGTTTCCTCTATTTATCTTATCTTGTTTAGTTTGTAATTGAGGTGGTATTATCTTAGGCATTAGCTAGACCTCAGTCTTTGTATATTAAGCCTCGTTGGTTCTGATAAATAAGCAGATAAAACTACTGAATGATTGTTTTCTTGCATTCCTCCAACGAGCTGATTCTCGTTTATTGAACTAATTTCCCAATATGTGTAATTCCAGTCAATTACATCGCCAATATCTGGAACAAAATTTCCTGCATCTATTAATGATTGTCTTAAAAAAGAAAATGTACCGCTCTGATTTAAATCAGGTCCGAATTCTGTAGTTTCAAAATCAAAATCCTCTGCTTCTATGATACAGTTTAACTTAACACCTTTTTTATATGTTCTACCAGATGAGCTTTCACCATAGATATTAGTAGATGTTTCGTATATGTCTACTTTGTATATTACGACTTCTTGATTAATAATCCCGTCTTTTGAATTGACAGGATCTCCTACTAATTCTTTGTTTACTGTGTCAAAGAATTCTAAGTCTCTTGTTCTTATAAATCTACCAGCCATTAAATTATCCTATATAGATATTAAGTGGTACTTTGTTAAGCTTCTCCTGTAATCTTGTGCTTTCTTCACTATCAGCTTCCATTAGAATTTTTCTACTAGTCTGTTCTAAGGTCTCTCTTAATTCTGCAATTAGACCTTCTTTTTCTGTGGCTGCTTCTGATCTTAGTGTCTCACCATCCATATTAACCTCTGAATTAGGTATTGGAATTGCACCAAATTTACTTCTTATGTTGCCAAGAAGCTCTTTGCAAAGAGCTAATCCGTACTTTCTAATCCACTGTTTTCCTACATCATTTATAAACTCGTATGTCATATTATTATATGGTGCATTTGAATAGTCAGATATTACAGACCCCAACTCAGGTTCTCCGCTTCCTGTTATTAGAGTATTATTTCTTTCTTCTGTAATAATATAGTCGAACCATACTTTATAGTCTGTTGTTGGGTTCGGAAAGATACTCAGCTTATTATTAATTAGAGTGAAAGAATAAGCAGACTTTCTCATTTGATCATTTAATTCTATAGCTTGCATTCTTAATAAATCTTCAAATACTGGCATCATTACAAATGATACAGCAGGAGAAAACTGTCCTGTTCCAAAAAATCCATCTACAAAATTTGCAGTTCCTGTACCTGTAGTTGCATACGGATCATAATACTTATTTGCTGCTGCAGGTGCATCATGATAAACTTTTTTAATTTCTATTGCCTTGCCAGATTCAGAAACTTCTGAGTATAATGAATTTAAGTCGTATTCTTGACTTCCGCTTACAACGCTTATACTACCTTTTTTCCAGTCAACATAACCACCTGCTCCTGCTTCTGTTCCATATTGCTGACTTAAAAATATTGTTCTTCCTAAAGTAGGTGTTATTTTTCTACCTGTCAGCTCAGATCCTGTTGATTGACCTTGCAAATGAAGCATGTTATCTCTTATATTAAATTGATTGACTTGAGCAGAATATTCTGTAACTGCTTCTTCAAAACATGCATAAAAAGATCCTGACTGCATTTCAACATCTACTATTGGATAACCTAATCTTTTTGCTGACCAGTCTGCAAACTGATCTGCTGATGATGTGAATGCGTTATCAGTGTCATAAAATCCATAAGGAGTTTGACCTGCAGCGAAAGTGCTGGTTCCTGACCATATAGTTACTGCCATTTTATTCTCCGATTAGAAATGTTTCCTTTTATAAATATCGTGTAATTGGGAATAGATTACGAAAACAAAAAAGGGGCCCAAACAAGAGCCCCTTTTTCTAGATTAAGACTTAAAAAGCTAAATTAGCTTACACAAGTCCTGAATCAGCAACGTTAACAAGACCGTAGAATTCCGGACGAACCATCTTCTTCGCATATCTTGTCATCACGCCTCTACGAGGAGTGAAGTTAGTTGGATCATAAACAACTGGTGTTAAGATCATAGGAACGTAAGGAGCATAAACAGCACCTGTTTCAAGGAACTGAGCACCTCTAAAACCAACAAGAATCTGATCATCTTGTAAGTATGGGTTCTTATAAACGTTAAACCTGTTATTTAATGCACCAATCTTCTGTACACCCATTGCGTAGGACTTAGTTGCGTCCCCATCAGAATCGCTAGCGAATCCTGGGATAGACTCGATGATAGTAGCAACTTCAGGTGAGATCACCATGAAATTAGCACCACCACGTAATGTCTTCTTGTGGATTGCATTAGAAACTGACTGTATCTTGTTACCAAGAGTTTGGAACCACTCACCTTTTGTGTAAGCAGAAGCGTTAGCAGCTGTGCTTTCGAAAGCAGAACCTGCAGCGTTGATTTCATAACCAACTTTAGCAGACCAGTTTTCGGTTTTAGCAGAAGCACCAAGTTTTAACATGTCGATGATTTCCAAATCTATTTCCATAGAAACGTATTCAGAAAGCATAGCAGTCAATTCTGCTTCAGCATCAACAGCGTGATAAGCGTTAAGGTCTTGAGCTAGCTCAGGAGTCCATACAGCTTTTAACTTACGTGTTTTTGCAGTAATAGCGATTGACTTCATCTGTATGTCGACTTCTGGTATACCTATATTGTCTTCTTCAGGATTAGATCCTTCAGAAGCAAATGAAGTTTCGAAGTCACCACGTGATGTTTCACCAGGTGCAGCATGATACTGTACGTCAACTGTGTTAGTATTAGCAAGCGAACCAGAAACGATCATAGTAACGGTATTACCGCTAATAGATGTGAATGCTGGATAGAATGCAGCAACTTTAACAGCAGCTGAACCAGTAATTGACCATGCCTTGACACCGTCTTTGTCACCATCAGCAGGAGCTGTAAAAGTAACTAGTGAAAGTTCACCAGCAACAGCAGAAGCTGATAGGTTAGCGTCATGACGTACGTCTGCAGCAGATGCAGAAGCTGCGATAGCAACTGTAGCTGATGCGTTCTTGTCATTTATAGAATAACCCCATTTACCGGCGCCATAAAGACCGCCACTAGGGTCGCCAGAACTAGAAGTATTACCGTGAAGATCTGTGCTCTTCGCGTGTAATTTTCCAGCCTGTTGTGTTGAACCATACTTGAAGTCTAAGTAAAAAATTAGACCACTAGGTAAGTTCATTGGTTGAACAGAAACAAATTCCTGTGATGATAGTTCAGCAAAAATTCTACGAACTAATGGTAGAGCAACACCGCTCCACTGTTCTTGATTTGCTGAAGTTCCCACCTGTGAAGCTTCGTCGATTAACTGTTTTGCTTGGTTTTCCAAGAGAACAGCCATACCGGCACTTTCACTCTCTGTATTTAGACCTTCTAAAAGACCTGTTGGCTCCCATTTAGAAACCAATTTACGAGAGGAAGATAGAAGCTCATTATGAGGATTGTATCCGCCCATTACGTCTTTCAATTGATTGTTATAAGACATTGAGTTTCTCCAATTAAATAATGTTAGCTAGTTTCTTCATACGGCTTTTGAAGTCCGTATTTTCACCGATGATCGGTTTTTTAGATTCAGTAGAAGCTACTGGTTTAGAAGCTTTAGAAACGCGCTTAGCTGACTCATTAACAGGCTTACGTGCAATAGATTCAGCGAAAGTTGTAAAAACAAGTTTAACTTCGCGTACGTTAGCAGCTCTGTCAAATTGTTCGATAACTTTCATCTTTTGCTCTTCAGATACATTTCTGCTTCTGAATAACTTGTTAGTATAAAGTAGCTTTGCGTTAAGAAGATTAACTTCAGAAAGCTTATCTTTCAGATACTGTACTGTTTGTCTGTACTCATCGAGTTCAGCAGCAGGTACCATAGCTTCTTCAGCTTTTTCTTCTTCTTCCTCTTCTTCATCTTCCTCAGTTAGAGCTTTGATGATCTCATCAAGATCGATTTCTTCATCCATGTCTTCATCTTCGTCTTCCATTTCTTCAGAAACAGACTCATCTTTCTCGTCTTCTTCTTCTCCGTGGTAGCCTTCTTCTTTATGATCTTCATCTTCGTCAGCCATTTCGGCCTCTAACTGCTTAAGGACTTCGCCAATGTCGTCGTCTTCGTCATCTTCAGGTGCTTCGTCTTCCATTTCAGACTCTTCGTCTTCCATTTCTTCATCATGCATACCTTCGTCTTCCATTTCTTCGTCATTGTATACTTCGTCCTTCTTCTCTTCATCCTCGTCTTCCATAGTTTCTTCTACAGCTTCCTCATTCGTTTCCTCTACGGACTCGTCCTTAGATTCTTCGTCTTCGTCTTCCATAGCTTCTTCTACTTCGACACTCTCATCGTGTGATTCCTCATCTTCGCCTTCTGTTTCAGCTTGTAGCTTTTTAGAAAGCATTGATTTCAGATGTGGAGTAAAGGCCTCTTCGAGTGCTAGTTTAGCATTTGCTAACGCAGTTTCGCGTACTGCTTTTGCATCAGCAATTGCATCTTGCAATAATTTATCCATTTGGATTCTCCTTTAAGAGGTTTTACATTGTATAGTTATTGGGAACTATAATCAGGTTCGATTAATTAGGAACACCTAACGAATGTAGGTGCATTAGATTTAGATATAAATATACTAGATATATTTTAAAGTAACGCTTTTTTTGAACGTATTTGTGCCCTTAATCTACCCTTAGCTCTTCTGTCTCTTTTTATTGCTGAGGGTTTTACATAGAACTGACGTTCTTGTAATTCATGTAGTATACCTGAATCTTTTACTTTCTTTTTAAATTTTCTAAGTGCAAACTCTATCTTGTTGTTTATAACCTTAACTTCTATAGCCATTTAGTCCTCTTTTTGTATCTCTTTAATTTCAAAATAACGATTTAATATTCCGCCCATATCTTCATATAAAGCTGCCATCCTGTCTTGCATTGCTTGTGCTTCATTAGCAATTTTATTAAATTGGCCTGCCTGTTTTTTAAGATCAGTCATATTTCTCTGAACTGTAACTCTATCAAACCAATCTTCTGTTTCAGAAACAACATGTTTTTGTGCTGCTGCTGCGATTTCACTAAACTTTTTAGCTACTTCAGCAAGATTATGCTTTTTGTATATTGACGGACCATATGAAGAAAACTCATTGACACTACTTATAAGATCTTCTCTATTCATAAGCTTATCGTCTTGTTCTTTTGCTACTAACTCTTTGGCAATTTTAAGAAGGGAAGCATTGTCTTGTTCAACAACTTTGCTTTCTAACTTATGAATTGGTGATAAACCTACGAATCCACCTAGTTCTTCTTTTATAATGTCTTTTAGCTTCATATTATTTTCCTGTTAAAATATTTCTTATTGATGTCTCTACTTTTGTCCACTTACGATCAACTTTTTGAACTGATTCATTAACTGGACTTAGAAAAGCGCCGTGTGTTGAAGGGTTTGATACGAAATCGAATGCTATTAATTCAAAGTCGCCTTGTACTTCATCACCTGCAGATTCTTGTTTTATTGATCCTAAGCCTCTAGAGCTTATACCTAATTTGATTCCGCCTTTAAATAATTCTTTTAAAATGTTTCCTGCTGGTGTGGATAAGACTTCAACAGTTCCTACTAAATCATTTCCTGACCAATGCATTTCTAATACATTATGTGATACATTTTGTAAATTAACTACTGATGAGTCTGGATGATCTAATTCACCCATAGCTCTTCGTTCTTTTATAAACTCAGATGTGTATTTTTTAGCCTCTCTTACGAGTATTTCTCTTGGGTAAACTCTACCATTTTGATTTTTAGCTTCTGCTCTTTGTAATACACCCTTCACAACAAGCTTGCCATTAGTATTTATAGACTCTTGAATCTTCTCTCTTGATATATCAAAAGGAATTGTGTTGACTAATAATTGTTTTTCCATTATACCATGTCCTTTACTCTTGCTGAAAGTCTTAAAAGTTTTTCTGATATTTTACCAAGAGCGTTTTTTGTTCGTTTCATATAGCTATCAGACTCAAATCTCATTTCGTTTTTAAGTTTAACATTATATTTTACTGCTCTTTCTAGCATTGTTATACCATCTCTTATTTCTGTCATAGACTTTGCTAATTTTTGCTTTGTTGACATAGAGTCATCATTTCTCCATGCGTAGTAATTTTCTTTTACAATTGACATACCATCTGATAATTTTAATTCGTCTTCATCTTTATCGTCATCTTTTGGATTTTTAAATGCGTAAGGTGTTTTTGGCTGTCCTGCACCTCCATCAATTCCACCTGTAACACTGGCTTCTGCTAGTTCTTTTTTAATAAGCTCCCTTATAAACTCTCTTAGCTTATCTAGTTGCATTCTTTACATCCTCTAATAACTGATAAAATCTCATCAGCTTTAGTACATTTACAGTTGATTCTGTATTTTTAAATTTTGTTTTGTTAACTAAATTAATACATTCTTTAATTTTTATCTTAATGACTTTATCTTCTATTTTTGGAAGCTGCTTTTTAAGATTAAAAGATATGTCTTTAAATCTGCCCTCTAAAAAGTCGCTAAGGCCTGATGTGCTGGTAATATTATTTATGTATTCTCTTAGTACATCTTTTTGCTCTTTATTAAGAGACTTATATTTGTTGTTAAATTTTTCTACAAGAATCTTATATGTTATATGTCTTAAGTCTTTATTTTCTTTTCTAAGAGACTGAAGTATTTCTGATTCTTTACTCTCTGATTTCCTTGTCATATACTCTAAAAGTGTAAAGTGGCTTTTAGAACTTACAACTGGATTTTCATAATTTTCAGATATAACGTTATGTATAGCTGCAAGAAGTCGATAATTAGTTACTCTAGACTTGAAAAAATCTTCTAAATTAAAATTTTCTTTTATACTTTTTATTAAGTTATACTTTTCTATTTTAATATTCTTTAAATTAATAACTTTTGAATATGCTTTTTGTGTTGTCTCTACAAGATGAGTTGCTTTATTTTCGTCTTTGAACTTAGACTCAAGTATAACATTAAAAAGCTGGTTCTCTTTAAAAAGTTGTGATTTCTTATTAAAATGCTTTTTTAGTATTGCTGATGCTTTAGAACTGCTTTCATTATTTAAAATGTCAGTAGTAATTTGCCTTGTCAGCAATTCAAATAAAAGCCCTGTATTTCTGTATTTAGAATGCTTCATTTAAACCCTTAGCTAAGTTATCGTCTATAAATATAAAGTTATTTGTTTTTGCCATTATTTTTATTCTCCAGCTTATCTTCAATTTTTTCTACCTCATTAAGCATTTTCTTCTCTTTGTTTTCAAAATCTTTTTTGATTCTGTCAAAGTGTGCTAACGCTAGTGGGCTTTTTCTATGATTATGGCCTATGCTAGGTGTATTGTCTTTTTTTGTTGAATGAGCATAATCATACTTACCCAACACATCTCTTACACCATAAGTTTCTCTGTCTTCAACGTCTCTGCTAGATACTCTTTTCTCATCTTCTTTTTTCTTCTCTTTTTTTCTAGGAGAACTATCCATTTGGTCTGACTGTGGTGGGTTTGCAGGATCAGATCCTTCATTTTCTATTGTTGAAAGTCTAAATTCTTGCTTCTTATCTTCAATTACTTCTTTTTGTATTTTTGAAATATCCTCTGCAGTAAAGTTAAATACATTATCATATATCCATTGCTTAGATACTAGTGCTTCTGCTTTCATATCTCTGGCAATAGTATTTTTCTTTTCCCATAGTTCTAGTCTTTCTTGCTCATATATTGTAGAAGGATTTGTTAGGTTCAAATCAAAATCAACTAATGCGGCATCTGTATATCCCTGAGAATATAAATGAGCTACTGCTATTTTAGTTAGCTCACTGATAACTATTCTCTGGACTCTTTCTATTGTTCTTGCAAAACGAACATCTTCTGCAGCAAGTGTTGCTTTTGACCCTATTCCTTCTTCATATCCTAAGAAAGCTTTTGGTATTTTTAATGCAGCTAGCATTCTATTTCTTAAGTACTCAATATCTTCAACAGCTTCATAAGTCAAGCCAGGTAGTGATTCAATTTGAGTTCCGCTATCACCACCACGAACTGGTAGATAAAAGTCTTCAGTAATGTTTTGCATATTATACTTTAAATTATACTGACCTGTTTGTTCGTCTACAACAGGAGCTTTTTTCATCTTGTCCATAATACGCTTCATGTAGCTGTCTACTTCACTTGGTGGTAAGTTACCAATATCAATCTTAAAAATTCTTTTTTCCGGTGCTCTCATAATTCTATGAATCAACATAGCATCTTCCATAAGACTTAATTGTTTCCAAACTTTTCTACCCCCTTCGATCATAGACTTTCCGTAAGGTATATAGTTCGAATCTGATAACATTCTAAAGTGTGCTATTTCAAAATTTTCAAATTCTGTTCTGGATTTTCTTCCGCCGCCACCTGATGGGTCTGATGCATCCATTACAAATTTTACGGCGTGTGGGTTTTCAGGATCATATCCTTCTATCCTTGCCATATCATAAGGTGAAAATGGCGCAACATTAATAATTCCATATTTTTCTTTTATTTCTAAATGTAAGAAAAAGTCACCATACTTTACAAGATTTCTTATCCACGGCCATAAATTAAACTCTATATTAAGAATATCATAAAATAAGTTATGTAATATTTCGTGTATCTGTGAGTTATTAGACTGTATTTCTAAAACATTGCCATACTCAGATTTCATTGTTGATTCATCTGCGTATACGTCTAATGCTGATGATATTATAGAATCATCATCCATTGCTTCATAGTCTCTAAATAATGCCAGTCTTTGTGATTTTGCTAGCTCACCTGCAAATTGCATGTAGCCACCAGATCCTTGTGTTGAAAACATCCTCTGGTATCTATCCATTAAAGATTTAGAGCCAGCCTGAATTTCATCAGTGTCTATAACTCTTAGCTTTTTTCCACCTATGTTTCTTACTATAACATTTGATGAAAATAAGCGTTGTATTCTATCGTAAAATGTATCTTGTTTTGCCATATTATATTAACCAAGTTAGTGATTCTTTTTTGTCTCCTACATGTTGCTTCCAACCGTAGTCTTCTTCTTCCTCTACGGTATAGACACCTGAATTTGCATCTACGCCTTTTATTGCTTCTCTTTGTAGAGCAATATTTTCTGCATGTAGTTTTAGTGCGGTTTCTCTTATCCAAAGTCCTATTGCCATACTCATAACCAAATCATCGTTGTATCCTTTAAGAGCTTCCGCTTTCCCATTATTAAATATAAAAACAAATAATTCCTCTACCAATCTTATTGAGTTAATTTTAATTGACTTCTCTCTAATAAATTGTGCCAGCTTTTCAATTATTAGAGGCCTGCTTTTCATACTTGTTGTAAATCCCGGCACCATATACTTGTTTTCATTTCTATATTTGTTTGTATGTTGCTTATTTGCGTCAACATACTTTAAATCTTTTTTCATCCAAAATAAATTTTTATAGTCTCTATCTATAAGTGACTGTAAAACTGCCCAACCTACATTGTTATTTTCAACAACCAGTAAAGCATCATTATATTCTGTGGCTACAGACATTAATATACTTGCATATCTTGTAGTATCTTCTTTTCCTTTATATTCTGCAACCTGCTCTAGTGTTTCTAAATCTAGTATGTGGAATGCAGAATAGTCTGCTCCATCACCACGAGCAACATCAGCAGACATTAAATATTTTTTACTAGGCTCTGGATGTTTCCATATCCACATATTTCCACCGTATCTATCTTCTGTATATTTTGTTACAAAATTGTCTTGATACTCTTTTAAGATAGGGCCAGGTATTACAGTTTGTCCAGAGCTTATGAAGTCACAGTCACATTCTTGTGCTGCCATGTCTGGTCCTAATAGCGCATTTTGATCATCTCTCCACTGCTGCCCTCTATTAGGATGTACTGTCCAGTGTAGCCTAATAAAGTTAAAATTATTTTCACCTGTTTCTGCAGAAGACCATGTCTTGTGAAACCAGTTTCCCATTCCGTTAGGTGTTGACAATGCAATGCACTTACCACCTGTTGCTAATGTTTGTTGAGCTGCACCCCATATCTCATCAATATTCTTAATAAATGCAGCCTCATCAATTATTAGTAGAGACAGTGCTTCAG